CCCATTGTGGGGGGTCATAGTTCCTTTTAAAGGAGAGTCAAATGACTTCATATCAGGATACTCGTACAAGGCGTGGGCCGAATGCTCGCACACGAATACGTGAGGGCTTAAGATCACCCGGCGCCGGTTGGGTCAACTATCAGTATTACAACTATGATGGTTCCCGACGGACTAGCGGACAAACGATTACATCAGTTCGCACTACGAGTAAGGCAATGCCAGTGTATAAACCACCACTGGAATTAGCCCCACTACTTTACATCGACCAGATTCATGGCGTTGTAAAGGAACTGGACAGGACCGAAAGGCCGAAATCACGGCTTCAACGTAAAGTGTGGCAATTATGCAATCCACATCCTGTAGATATGAAGAAGTTTGAGAGCACGATAGAAGATACAGAAACAACACTGTATTTTCTAAAGTGCTTGCAGAAGGGATGGCAACCATGGACAGCCTATGATTTCCATTATACCGGAAATATCATGGACCAGGCCTTAGGTTTTATACTACCTTTGACCGAGTACAGTGCCCTCCCTACTACATTAACACGGTTTCAACACCTTGCGTTAACCAAAGTCTATGCGAAAAGCAAAGCCTCCATATACCAAGTTATGGTATATTTAGGTGAACTCAAGGAAACTGTGGAAATGCTGTTAAATCCTTTAAGTGCATTAAAGGCCTTTATGAAGCATCCTGCTAATAAGAGATTATTAGCGGGAGAGAAATTAGTTGGCGACCTCTGGTTACAATATCGATATGGCTTTCTGCCACTCATATTGACAATCCAAGATGTGATCGACCAACTAATTATTAAACTTCATAAAGGGTTCCGCGTAAAGCAACATCGAGCAGGTTCTCACCTGAGCGAAACGCGTACCTCTGGGACGTTGGACCAGAATCTTTGTGCACAACTGATGCTTCGTTCTCAACGGAGTATCGAGACAAGTATTCAAGGTTTTGCGACTTTGACCACAAAACACAACACGTGGTCACAGGAGCGTATTCTCGGAACGAGATGGCAGGATCTTCCTGCTACTTTATACGAGCTTACCCCCTTGAGCTTTGTCTGGGACTGGGTTTGGAACATAGGATTATGGATACAATCAATCGTACCTGATCCGAGTGTGACGTATCTTGCTAACACAGTCTCTATTAAAAGGACTTATAAGGTCTCGTTGTTGCCGATAGCAATCGGCTTGAGACCAGTCTGGATTAACAAGGGATTGCGGAGTGCAGGAAGTGTTGGATTGAAGGAGGCATCCTATCAAGAAAGCACCTTAGTACGTACTGTTAACCTCCAAATACCGGCTTTACCTGTTTATCAGGATAAGCTATTAAACCTGAGCCGATCAGCCGATGCAATCGCGCTAATCGTGTCTCGCATTCTTTCACGAAAGTGAATAAGGAGTATTATGGGTCTGCTAACAGCATCGATCCTTACGGGTGCAACTATTTCTGCAACCGGAGGTACCGCTCAAACTTTTGGCTCGAACGGAAAAGAAGTAACTAATGGTGTTCAAGTTATCGACACCTCAGTTACGGATTTCAGGACACGTCCAACCTTAACGGCGAAGACCGCTGATCCTGTGCAACTTCCCGATGGATCCTTAACGAAAGATAAGCGTATTGTTACTTACGCTGAACCTTTCGTGGATACACGGGGTGTGATCCAGTATGACTATCTCCGTATTGAACGGCGGATTCACCCTGAGAGTCCAGCGTCGAAAGGCGTTGAATTCAATAAAAAGGGTGCCCAACTGCTCAACGATACAGATTTTACGTCTTACTGGGCTACGGGTAACCTCGGTGCGTAACATGAAGGAATTTATCCTTACATGTTTAAAAGTTTTGTATTTTGTAGGACGTGTTGTCCTACGATGCATGACTTGCACCAACAACTCTACTATTGGACACAGCCATGGTAAAGAAAAAATCGAACCGAAAGGTTCGCAAGGTAACGAGGAATGAAACCCGTCACACAGATAACCTTATGAAGAAAATTTGGTTATCGTTAGCGAGGGATTTCCGGAAGAATTTAAATAGTAATCAGTTTTGTAGACGCAATGAACAAGCATTTACATCTATGAAGAATTTCAGGGCAGAACCCTGGCCTTCTTTGTGGGGGTCTTCGGCATATATCTTCAAGTGCCAGACTCAATTGAAGAATCTATTTAAAAGATATATCTTTACCGATGACGTTAGTTCTGAATTACTTGAACTAGATGCTTTGGAAGACTTTCGAGTTTTCCAAGCAGAGCTTGCTACCCCTAAAAAAGGTCCAGGTGAACTAGAATACCGTGTCTTGCAAAAGGCACGGTGTATAATCAAGTCCGTACTCGGGAAATATACCGAGGAAGAACACTTCTCGTACGTCAGAGCCGGAAAGCGGGCCAATGTAGGAGTGCCATACGACCGTTCATTCTTGGACGTTAAGATGGCATCACTTACAGGGTCTTTGGAACATCAACTATGGTTTAACCGCTATCTTGCAACGGACCAAATGTTACAAGATGTCCTCACAAGGTGTCCTTACGAAATTTATCAGAAGAAATGTAATTCTGATGGCAGAAAAAATGCTAATTTCATAGGACCAAGTAGGATGATAGTTGACCACCTCAAAGCTACCGCAGTACCGAAGAGTTTTAAAGCATGTCGCATTATCACACCTAATACGGTGATTGGATCTATGCATTCTTATGGTTTAGGATGCATGATACAGGAGCGACTGCTTAACGCGGGTTTAGACATACGACACCTCCAAAAGCAACATGGACGTATCGTGAAGTCTGCTTCTTTAAATCGAAAACTCGTAACTGGAGACCTGTCTAAGGCTTCAGATTTACCTACGAGTGCTTTGGTTAACCGGTTAGTACCACGTGAGTGGTACAACGTGTTGAAGCATGGTAGAATCAAGAACATTGAAATCGATGGTGAGATTTCACAACTCTCATCGTTCATGGCAATGGGCATTGGTTATACTTTCCCGTTAGAAACCCTAATATTCTGGGCTGTACTGAAAAGTATAGCTGCACTGTCAGGCGTAAAAGGAAGAATCTCTGTCTATGGGGATGATTTAATCTACCCCGCGCAGTTACACAAGTACGTTGAGTACGTGTTTCCGCTTATTGGATTTAGATTTAACCTTGATAAAACCTACAGTGATTTACCCTTCCGCGAATCTTGCGGTTGTGATTTTTACAAAGGGGTGGATGTTAGGCCCTTTCAACCAGAATTTTCTGGAGAAAGGTTAGGTATTGCAACATATCGTTCTTTTTGTTACAAAATGTTAAATGGTCTACTTCGGAGATGGGACATGTTGGAAATCCCAACAACAACTCTAATGTTGCTGAAAGAAATCCTTTCTGTCGACACGAGCTTGAAACTTGTCCCACCCGATTTCCCGGATGATGCTGGATTGCATTTTAGTTTGGCCGGTGATCAGATGCCCCTCAAGCGTAAGCTTGAACTTTGGGGTTTATCTTGGCACTTTCCAATTGCTTTTCCAACATGGAATAAAGATCTCCAATGTCACTCCTTTTTGTTTTGGAGGGCTGAGGGTTTTGATCGGAATGTTCCGTACGTTTATCCGTACTACTGGGAAGCATTACGGGGACCTGAAGAGGTCTCTAAATGGAACCCTTTGACGACTCTGCATGACACATGGACAGTGAGATGGGTAAAACCTCGACCTGTTCGGCGACACCATAGATATCGGAGCAAGATTTCCCGGTACTGGTTCGTTCGCCACTATCCTGTAGTGACTAAGAAAAGTTCGGTATGTATCAAGCTGATAAAAGGTGTGAGGTAATTCCAATCTCACAGATCCTTGGGGCTCGGCCTGTTGGCCGCGCTGCGTATACACGGTTATAGTTATGTTATAACGTACTTTCCGGCCTTTCGTTAGCTGGCCGGTAGTATGTGAAACATAACTTCCTCTCTCTTCCC